AAAAAACAGGGAGGTATAGTCAATGAATACAGTTTATAACGCTAATGGAGCTCAGATTGATTCCATTAAAGAATACGACATAGCCGCTGCAACAGCAGTAGCAGTAGGACAGGTAGTAAAATTAACAGCAGGCCTAGTTGTTTTAGCAGCCGCAGGTGAAACCGGAGCAATCCTAGGAGTAGCTGCAGAACCTCACGCAGGCTCAGCGGATGCACTTAACCCAAGAGCAAACGGAACAAGAATAAAGGTATGTGATGCTCCAACGGCAATATTTGAATGCCCGGCACCACAGATAACCGCTACAGCAGGTAGTACCACAACTTTTGTAGCAAGCACAATAGCAGCCGGAGTGGATGCGGATTTTGCAGGCGGTAAGATGAAACTTATCAAAAAGGGAGCATCTTCTGTTATCACAGATGCAATAGGAACTGTTTACCCTATCACAGGTTCAACAGCAGCAACAGGCACTCTCACAACTACAGCAACAATTGCTGGTGGATGTACTGCCGGAGATATATTCGCAGTATTCCCTCCAATCGGATTCCAGAAGGGTAACCTTGATTCAGGAATATCGAAACTTATCCTGAGTGCAACAGCAGCAATTCCTTTCATGGTATCATCTTGTTCTGAAACTGATAGAAACATGATTCAGTTTACAGCAGCATTGCACCAGTTAGGAAACAAAAGAGCTTAATAAAATAAAAATTTAGGAGTGATATTATGCCCAGCAATATCAATAGTGCATGGAAGAATGACCTTTTTCCATTAATCCAGAAATCATTTGATTATAACTACGAAACATTCGTAAATATATTTAAGCAGGTAATGTCCGAGGAAGATTCCAAGTCAATCGACTACAGAATGGCAGGAATGGGCGGTTATGGAGAATTGCCGAATTATGATGGAGCGAACCTTGCACAGCTTAACAACAAAAGAGGATTCGTTACTATCTTAACTCCACAGGAAAAGGGAGCTGCCATAGACCTGCAGATTCGTTATAAAAACGTAGACAAGTCAGGCGAGGCAAAGAAAATCGGTAAAAGAGCCGCACTCTCAACTTCAATGACTGTTTACCTTGCTTGTCTCAGATTATTTGGTAGAGCTTACAATGCAAACTACATAGGTGGAGACGGAAAATCATGGGCCGCTACAGACCATCCAGTAGCATCCAAAGGTGATGCAAACGGAGTTTCAATCGTAGATGCAGATTCCGGCACATTCTCAAACCTTGTTACAAGCAGATTGAGTGTTGCAGCATTGACCGCAGCTCAGACCGCAGCAAACAGGTTCCTCACACCAGATGGCTTGCCTTTCATGTGTGATTTCAACAACAATGGAATACTTCTGGTCTCCCCAGAATTAGAGCCAAAAGCAAAAGAAATATGTGGAGCAGATGCAAAACTTCTCCCTGAATCAAGCGAGAATGGAGCTAACCCGGTAGCAGGATTGAAGTATGTAGTTGTCGGAGGTGGAAACGATGGATTCGCAGCTTCACAATGGGCCATAGCAGACAATAACCTTCTCCCAGAAATTGCCAAAATAGTGTATGTGGAAAGGCCTACAGTTCTGGAAACAAACTTAGACAATCCTTTGATAGCTAGATATGTTCCATATACAGATTTCTCCGTAGGGTTTGGGGATGCAAGACCAATCATATTCTCAAACGGAACAACTGCATAACAATAGGGGCTTAAATGCCCCTTATTTCATACAAAGGAGGATTATAAATGCCTAAAAATGTTCAAAAGGGTTCAAACTATAAATATGGAATTAACTTAGACATTAATGGTGATGGTGGCCTAGGTGATGAAAAGTTCATACCGGGTTCCAGAAGCATTGTTGCGTTTCCGACATTTGTTGCCGCTGATGTAGCAAAGATATTTTTCACAGCTCCATATCCTTGTAAAATCGTGAGGGCCTATGAAAGACATACAACAGTAGCGGGACAGGCTGGAACGCTCACACTTGAAAAAGTGCCAAGTGGTACAGCTCCCGGTTCAGGAACAGCAGCAATGGCTACAACCGTAGACTTGACCGCTGCAATAAACACGAACCAGACAATCACAGCGTTGACAACTGCAGCAGCAATTTTAGCAGCAGGAGATTCAATCGCATTGAAGGTAGCATCCGGGGCGGCAACTTCACTAGCAGGAGCCTCATTAACCGCAGTTATTGAGTGGTTATAAAATAGGGAGGGCTTAAATGCTCTCCTTTTTTTTAAGAATAAATTAGAATACAAGGAGGAAATACAATGAACATAAATGAATCACCATACGAATCGGTTAGTGATATGACACAAACTGTAACAGTAGCAGCTACATTGAACTTGAATTGCGGATGTGCAGTAATTCATAATGTTGGACCAGACAAATTATATTTTAGTGGGGCAGGACCAGCAACAGTAAACAGTCCTGAACTTGCATCCGGAGAAAAGACATTCCCACGCACAGGTTTATTATATGTTTTAAGTGACGGAACATCAGTTTTAAAAGTCGAATTTTTAGATGCTATAAGCTAAGGGGGTATATTTATGAGTATAAAATTTGATACTTCTGCAGCGAATCACGAAACATTGGAAAACATTATTCAGGAACAGTACAAGGTTTATGGCTGTTTTTGGAACAAAGGCTCAAGCCCAACATTAACAAGAATGCAGGACGCAAGGGGCGCAGTAGCAAACGCAGGAGTTGATGCAGTAAAAGCCTACAACGAATTTGATTTAACGCCGTTGTTTAAAGACTTTACGGAGGTTGCTGACAGCTACGGCAATGTGTTTGTAAGAATTCCTAAGATGTATATTGAAAAGGTTGATGCAAGTGGCTACAAATCAAGACAGATAAGCAGAAAGCCATTTACAGGAGCATATCTGCCAGAATGCTTTAAAAACCAAGCGACAGGCTTAGAACTTGATTATGTTGATGTGGGTAAATATGTAGCCACTACCACGGACGGTACAAAGCTTGAATCAAAAGCTAACGCATATCCTTTAATAAATAAAAATATAGTACAGTTCAGGGATATGGCAAAAGCTAATAATATTGGCGCGATAAAAGGTTATCAGATAATGGACATCCATGTTATGGATTTATTGCAGACATTGTTTTTGATAGAGTTTGCAACGATAAACAGCCAGAGTATAGTTGCGGGATATACAAATGGCCAATATACGGATACGCACCTGATAACAGTAGCTACTACAAACACGAACACAGCCATAGTGGCAAATGCAACAGCCGCGTTATATGCAGTAGGACAAGTAATATCAGTTGGCTCAACGCAAGGCGGAAATCAGAGATTTTACGGACGAACAATAACGGCAATAGGAGCAAACGATTCAGGCGGCGCAGGAAATGCCGTAATAACTTTTGATGGTGTGGTGGCAAGTTTATCCGTAAATGACAGACTGTATAATACGGGCATGAAAACAGGGTTTAGTTCTGCCATAACCACAAGCGTTGGCAGCCCTACATCAAACTCAGATGGTAAAAAATCATTCGTTTATCATGGCATAGAATCGCTATACGGTGATGTTTGGCAGTTTGTAGATGGTCTTAATATTAACGAGAAGCAAGCGTGGGTTTGCAAAAATGCAGATAACTACGCAAGTAATGTGTTCGCGGCACCTTACGAGCAGTTAGGATATGTCAACGGAAATACTGATGGATATACAACGGCAATGGGTTATGATGCAAATTTACCGTTTTGTGAACTACCAGTGGCAGTCGGCGGCGCATCAACAACTTATTACTCGGATTATTATTATCAGACCACCAGTCAGAGGGTGGCCCGTGTTGGCGGCAGCTGGAGCGGTGGCGGTGCGGACGGTTTGTTCTTCTGGTCTCTGTACTACTCGTCCTCCTTTGCCGGCGTCGACCTCTCCTCCCGCCTTCTTAGAAAAGCCCTATAATAACTTAATTGCCTCGTATATTCTTAAAGTTGCTTTTATGGAATAAGAACTCGCTCAATAAACGAGTGTTTAAATCATAAGCCACATTGTAAAAAAGAGTATATCGCTACAAATTCGACAGTAGAACAAGTGTTGAATTATTCGCATACAAGAAACATAGCTGAATACTACGAAAAATTTATAAAATAGAGGTGGTTAGTAACCATGCCAAAAGAAATAAGATATGCAACAATACCTGAAACATTTGACGAAACAAAGCACTATATTGAGCAGTTGCCAGCAGTAGATATGGGCGAATATATGTGGGTGGATGTAGTAGTTAAGGATTTAGATTTAACGGACGCACCTGTTGAACCACACGCACCAATAGAAAATGAGCCTTATATGCCAAAGCCTACTACGGAGGAAGTGCTGAATGAAGTCATCGCAGTGCTTATAGACAAGGGGGTGCTGTACTAATGGGACACGATAAATTAGATAAGTATCTTAAAGACAAAGGTTTAAAAATCAAAGAAAAAATTAAGCCCACAAAAGCATTTAAGGATTTAAAAGTAGATGAAAAGTGGACTTTAGTCGAACAGATGCTGAGGGATTTAAAGTATATCGATTAATCGCCATAGATTAATATTGCGAGCAATATGTAAATGTCTCTATTTGAAACAAAATGAATAAATATAAATAATTAAAGGAGGTGGCCTGAAAAATGACACTTGCCGATTTAGATATAAAAATCCTTCAATTAATAAATCAGTATAGCATTAATGGCAGCATAACCCCTCTCTCAGATGGAACAGTAGAAGATTATACGCTGAGGACCAGAAACCTTATAGATGATTGCCAGAAGGAAATAGCCGGGATATATCCGGTAGTAAAAACCGCTGAATATTCTCAGGTAGCAGCTAACACAGGCGAAAGTTTTGTTTCTTATGCCTTGCCTGAGGATTGCGACAAGGTTCTGAGCATGGAGGTACTTAACTTCCCGGACTTCAAACCTGCTCAGTACAAAGTATATGATGGCTTTTTCTATGTGAGCCCTTATCTTAATGGAACCTTGATATTGACCTATACTAAGAAATTAGTTGAAATCAATTCAAGTACTCTATCAACTGCAACGCTGGAAATAGACACAGCATACCAGCCGCTTGTAGCTTATTATGTGGCAGGCCATGTTTACCTAGAAGATAATGCAACAATAGGCACTATGCTTATGAACGAATATGAGCAAAAACTCTCTAGGTCAAAGCCAAAGCCTATAGTTCAGCAAAGTACCGTAATTAATTCATGGGGATGGTGATAGCTTGTGTTTAATGTACCAGCTCCAAAGGCAAACCCGGATATAAGACTAGGGGCAGATGGAAAGTACGCCATCGATGGAGGTATCAATCTATGGAGACAGGAGACTGCTCTCCCTATGAGCCAAGCGGCCAACATCCTGAATCTTAATGCAGACGATAGAGGCACATTGCTAAAAAGGAAAGGTCAGGCCTACCTAGATACAACACTAGGTAGCGGAGGATGCAACGCTGTAGTGTTCAATAACAAAATCATAAAAAAGTGGTCCACATTCCTATACAAGGAAAACCTAGATGGTAGCAGCCCGGTCCAGATATATAGTGGACTAGCCAGCGGCCCAGCCTTTATGTTTCCTTTTCAGGGCCTATTGTATATATTCGATGGAACTAATTACATTCAATGGGATGGTTCAACAGCAGCAGTAGTAGTGCCTTATATTCCTATAGTAAGTCAGGGAAGAAAACCGGATGGCACAACATCAACGCTTTATGAACCGCTGAATCTATTGACAGGAAGTTTCACAGATATGTTCAGCCCTAATGATGGAACAACTTTAAACTTTGTTCTCAGCTTTACAAATCTTGATGCAGCAGCGGTTACAGCTATAGTCAATGGTGTGGCCAAGGCCGAGACAACAGACTTCACAGTAAACAGGACAACAGGAGTATTAACATGGAACTCAGGAAAAGCCCCGGCAATAGGAACGAATACTGTTAAAATAACTGCAGCCAAAACAAATGCCTCAGACCAATTACAGATTAAGAATTGTACTTATGCCGCAGAATTTGACAGCAGGCTTTTCATAACAGGAAATCCTAACTTCCCAAACAAGCTATGGAAAACAGGATTGACTTCTAATCAGGCCGGAATACAGGCTAATTATTTTCCAGCAAGCGGATATAGCTCGTTCGATTCAGTAGGTTCAGTAGATACAAAGGTTACTGCATTTATAAAGAAGTTTGAAAAATTTATCTACTTCAAGGAAAAATCCACGCACTTGACTTATGCTCAGACTGAATCAGATGGTTCAGATGGTTTTCCTATCACTAGCCTTAACGCTAACATAGGATGCGATATGCCGGGAAGTGTCCAGCTAATTGACAATATGCCTATATTCTTCAATTCAATTAACGGAGGATATGCGATACTATCCACAACAGTTTTAGGCGAAAACATAGTGAAGAACTTCTCACATTGCATTAACGGAACAATCACAAGACCGGGCCTTCTCCAAGAAAGTTTGTCAGACCTACAAGGGTGTGCCTCATTCAATGATGGCAAGAAGTATTATCTATGTATGCCGACAAGTGGCAAGGTGTATGTATGGGATTATAGCATGGGCTATACTGTAAATAATCCAGAATCCTTCCATTGGTTCATATACGATAATATCCACGCAAGAAACTTCTTCATGGTTGGAAATGTTCTCTATTATTCATCCAGCGTTACAGGAGCTATAGTCAAATTCATAGATGCTCAGAATGATTTTGGTAATCCTATAAGCGGAGTATGGAAATCAAAACTTATGGATTTTGGTTTACCGGAATACTATAAAAACATAACCGATTTATGGCTAACAACCAGAGCAAACTCAGGGAGCGTTATCACTATAAATCATTATGATGATAACGATACAATAATAAATAGCACAATAATTCCTAGCAGCTTAACAAAATCCTTTGATTGGGATAGTTGGGATTGGGATAATTTTACATGGGATTATCAAAGGTTCGCTCCTACGCTTAGATTCAAGCCGGGTATTAAGAACATAAGATATTACCAGATAGAAATAACAAATAACGAATACAATGTAGATTTATCCATAGTTAGCTTAGTGCTTAAATGGGTTCCTACAAGAAAGGTAAGGTGATAAAATGAGTTTTGTATGGTCTCCTACGGATGGATTAAACAATATTTCTCAGTTTCCAAGAACAGATGCAGGTATTAGAGCCCACTTGCAGGCTTTACTTCAGCAAATACCGGATTATTACGATGCTCTAGTGAATCCATTGACCGCATTTATGAACGCAGAGGTGGGTAAAATAGAGTTCTTCCCCGGCACAGTAGCTCCTTCTGGATATTTAGTGGCTCAGGGGCAACTAGTGTCCAGAACAACTTATGCAGCATTATGGGCCTACGCAAACGCCAGCGGTAATATCGTAACGGATGCAACATGGTTAGCTACAGGCCACGATGGACAATTTAGTTCTGGTGATTTATCAACAACATTCAGGCTCCCGGACCTAAGAGGAAACTTCGTAAGAGCATTCGATAATGCTAGGGGCGTGGATTCAGGCAGGACCATAGGAACAAATCAGGTAGATGGGTTTGGAGCTCACTCGCATAATGTCTATGGACTTCCAGAGGCAAACACAGCCAGCGGTTCAACTTCATACCACATCATGCAGAGGTATAGAGATGGATGGAATGGATTGACAAGAGGTGGAGCATGGGATGGGGCAGCCGGAGAACAGACAGGCCTTATGAACTCAGGTATTTCAGAGACAAGACCAAAGAATATAGCGTTACTTGCTTGTATAAAATGCTAGGAGGTGAATAGATGAGCATATATGATGAACAGATAGCAGCAGAAAACAGCAGTTATGATAATATAGTAAATAACCTTAACAAATCAGTAGATATTACCAAACAGCAATACGGTAATTCTCAGGCAGACTTGACTAATAAATACAATAATTTATACACCGGGCTAGACCAAGATACAACAAAAGCTCAAGATACAGCATATACAGGCGACAATACAGTAGATACAACTGTAAATGAAAATCTGAATAGAGTTAATAACATAATGGCCAGAAATGGATGGTTAGGTGGTGGAGAGAACCTGCAGGCTCAACTCAATTCCAATAGTGATAGGATGAACGGTAGAGGTAGAGTTGGTGGAGAACTAAGCGGAACGCTACAGACCATCCTTAACAACAGGAATACATACAAGGCCAATCAGACTTCTGAGGCCAACAAAATAAACACAGACCAGCAGAACGCTCTCAATACACTTAACGGACAATTAAGCTCAGCATTGGCCGACAAGTTATCGAGAATAAATTCCATTAAGGCAGCAGCACAACAGGCAGCAGCAGCGGCAGCTCAGGCGGCAGCATCAAGAGCGGCAGCATCCGCAAAATCAGCCAAAGCATCCGCAGATAAAGCTCCCACAAGTGCTCAACTATACAATGCCGGACTTGAAAGTTTGGCCGGAGCTATGGATTCAGGAGAAGGATATTTGTTCCTGAGAGACCAGAAGGGCAACCTCATAAACGATATGGGGCAAGTAAACTACAATAAACTGGTAAAATATTATCAGGACAATGCTTCAAACGGAGATTATGGAGCCTACACTACATCCGCTACGCTTGATAAATATAGCAGCAGTATTTTAGCTCATAACCAAGCGAACAAAGGAACTTATGTAGCAACGCCAGCAGTAAAGCCTACAACATTTACAAATACACCATTATTGGGTTCATTCTTTAAATAGGAGGGAATAAATGGCTATAGATAAAAGCAAATATTCATGGGCTAATTGGGGAACATTAAGTAGCAAACCTAAATCAGGGGCAAGCTCAGCCCCTCTCACAACAAAGACCTATAAGAGTACATCGTGGGCTCAATGGAAACCTACAAAATCAAAGGGTGCTGCAATTCCTATACCAAGCGAAAAGGCACCATCGAGCATAACTTCATTACCACAACCGCTCCCTAAGATATTGCCTACACAGCAATCAAACTTAATCATAAGCAAATTGAATAGTGCTGATAAGATAGCTAAATACAAAGCCGCAAATCCTGCGGCTACTTCCCTTCCCAAGCTACCTACAGCTAAGATACCTGCAGCTAAATTGACACTCAATAGTGATAAGGCCCCTAGCTTGCCAAAACTTTCAAGTCTTAAAGTTCAGGCCCCGGCAACAAAGATGGAGCTCAACAACTCGGACCAGTATAAAGCGGTAAGCAATGAAATTGAAGGGCTCAACAATGCCATTATAAATAATCCAATAAGGAAAGCCCTTGCTGATACAGCGGTTAATAAATTCATAATGAGGACCGCTCAGGAAGTAGACACCAACCTGAATAGAGCTGCAGGCGTTGACGATGCAGAGAATGAAACTAGCAAGCCGGATTTAGGGCCTATAGCTAATACTCTTGCAAACTTAATAGGATTCGGAATGACCATGAAAGGCAATTTTGCAGGAGTTACCGGACCTGTAAACAATATCGAAACCTCCCTTGCACCAGTAGGAAGAACAGCCGGAGCCGGAGCAGCTAAGTTATTAAGCAAATTTGAACCTGCTTTACCAGCCGCCAATACACTAGGAGCAAAAGCAGCGGTTACCGCATCGAAAGTCGCAAATTATGTTGTTCCAACCGTAGCTAAAGAAGCGGCAGAAGGAGCTCTATTCGGAGCATCCCTAGGAGTAGGAGCCAAGGATGGTATAGTCAAGGAAACACTTAACGGAGCAGCTATGAACGCTGGATTCGGTCTAGGTTTAAAAGGCCTAGGAAGTGTAGCCAAAGGAATAACCCATTACATAAAGGGAGCAGATGGACTTGAAGTTCCTGTAACAGTAGTTAAAGATGATGGACACCATATTACATTTGTTGACCAGCAAGGCAACCACAGTCAGGTTCAAAAGTCAGTATTCGACAGAGTAGCAAAACCTGTATCGGTCCATGAAGGTATGAATACTCTAAATAGCAGAGTGGGAGATATGCCTCAGTATCAGGGAACTTTCAAGAAGGAAACAGCACCATCAGAAGTTCCTGCAGCCGGACCTGTAAAACCAGTAGAGAATGTTGACTACACTAAAATGACAGATGAAGAATTGAGCAGCAATATGGATAGCGTAGGCAAAGAAATAGATGCTAACATTAACGATAAGAGCCCGGAAGTACAGACTAAGGTAATGGCACTAGCCGAACATTATGACAACATGGCAAGGGAACAGGAAAATAGAGGTACTGCTAAAACTTCACCAGAGGGCTCAGGAGCCCCGGAAGTAGTTAAAGAGGAAAGTACACCACCTGCAACAGAAACTCTTGCTACGGAGCAGCCAGCAAGGGAGAATCCGGCCTCGGCTCCAACAACCAGAAAAGACTTGCAGAAACACCTTGAATACCCGGACACCCACGAACACAATGTCAATGATGATGCAATGTTTGTGGACCACCTCGACAGACCTAATTCAGGTAAAATTACAAAGGTAAATGCTGATGGTTCAATGGAGATTGAAACCCTAGAAGGAGATACATACAAGGTAAAGAAGGTAGGTAATACTCTTGAAAGCTATACTGAGGGAACACCTAAAGACCAGATTAAAATTGAGGACAGACAGGATGCAGATAAAGCTGATTTAAAACTCAAAAAGGTTAAACCATATCAGGAATTGCACCCTGAATTGAAAAGTTATATCCAGCATGAGGCAGCAGTATTACAGGCCGAATTGAAGGAAACCACAAGGGGAGAGCATTTTGTAGGTAAACTAGGACATGGAGAACTCAAAACTACAGGCCTCAAAAGAGTAACCAGCAGCTCTATAGCTAGACTCAGGGATGAATACGATATTAAATACCGAGACATTGAGATAGCCCTGAAAAATATAATAGAGGACCATGATTCAGAGAATACTCTTGTTGCCAAAAGGATAGAGGCTCTTATAGATGAGAGACTTAAAGGCGGCTATTCTGATATGTCCGGCCAGTATGAAACCCCTCCGAACAAAGAATATATCAAATTAATGGAACAGATAGATGCAGCAAAACCTGCAGAGACACCTGCGGTTAAGACTACCCCGGCTAAAGTTAAAACAAAAAAGGATGTAATTGCCGAAGGAGCAAAGGGGAAAGCTACAAAAACCAATCCTGCAAAATACCGCTACTACCTTGCAGAGAGACCGCCTTCACTAGGTACACATCCTAAAGGAACCGTTGATATGAAAGGTTTTGACAACAAAACTGATGTTCCAGAGATAGGCGTCAAAGCATGGGGATATGTAGAATATGACCATCCATTAACGGACAAGCAGGTATCAGACTATGAACTAAAGCCAGCTCCGGGAATAGACCTGCAGACCTTTGGCCATAAAGCAGAGACAAGCAAGAACCCATTCGATGAGTCTAGGTTCCATCCATTCAAGCAGGCAGATGAGTTCGATGCACAATTTGACCGTAAAACAAAGTGGATAGAGGATACAATTAAGGACCAAGAGGCGGTTAAATTCTCTAAAGAAGGTAGCAACCAGTATTTAATCTTCCATCCTTCAACAAAAGGCAACAAATATCAGCTCACTATCTTTGATGATAAGGGAGCAATCATGGACAGCCAATCAAATGATTTACAGGATGCAGTAGACTTCATTATGAGAGAGGGCTATGGCAAGACCGTAGATGAAAGTATTCCTAAAGGCCAGAGCGTAGACCTGCAGACATTCGGTAGACCTAAAGGCACTAAGGCAGAACCTCCAAAGGAAGAAATCAATGTAGGATTTAAACTTGAACTAAGAGAAAAAGGGGATAAAGCTACCAGCAAATTCTACTCTAACAGCCTTAAAAAATCAGAGTGGCTCCCAGAGGATGTAGACAGGCTAGTAAAAGAGGCAGACCATATTTACACTAAGCATACCAATGTTGGAGACCTAGAAAAAGCTGCATCAGTAATCCGCAACAATGGTATAAATGATGAAATTGACAGACTTCTTAAAAAGCCCTCCCTCGATGATTCAATAGACACCACGGAACACTTCTTAATCACTAATGAATTAATGGCACAGGCTAAGGCCACAGGCAGGCCAGAGGACTACAACAAGGTAACCAGATGGCTACACTATACCAACAGCAAAATAACAGGAGCAGCACAGGCCCTCCAAGCTGTATCAGTAGTAAAGAAGTCAACACCTGCAGGTATGCTAACAGCCGCAGAGAAGGGAATATCCAAGGCAGTTGAAAAGATAGAGGCTAAAAACCCTAAGCTCAAAAAACAGGTAGATGATAAAGCAACCGAAGTTAAAAAGGACATGGATGATATTAATAAAGAGGCCTCAGATACAGTCGGTAAAGACATAACGGACAACATAGACCAGATACTAGAGAAGGGCAGAGCAGAGGCAGAGGCTAGGAGGAAAGCAGCGGCAGCAAAGAAGAACGCTGCAGGCAAGAAGGTAGTCAAACCAGCTCCGGGAAAAGAAGAACCTATAGTCCCACTCACAGAGGCACAAAAGAGAGCCAATGCAGCAGAAGTTTTGGCCCGGAAGGTAGACAACGCAACAAAGCCTAAAACCCCTAAAGAAATGGATGTTGAGGCCGAAATGGTCAAGACACTATTCAGGGTAGCAAAGAAGAACCTTCCTGAAACCGAAAAGATACCGCAGGACCCCCTTCAATTTGTAGCTATGGCCATAAAGGGCCGGGATAAATACAAGGATGTATGGAGAAAAGCACAGAACATCCTGCAGGAGGCGTACAGAAATGAGCCTGAGAAGTTAGAAATCCTGCAAAAATACCTTGACGATAACCTGAAACCTACATTTGAAAAAGACAAAATGGAAAAGGTAATCTCAAAGAAGTTAAAAGATATGGGAGTGAACCTAGGCCAGATAGTTAAAGAGCATTATACAGTCAACAAGCAGATGAAGGTAGAAATAAAGGAAAGACTTATCAGAGAGGCCGGGTTATCAGGAGAAGATGCCAACATCCTAGGAAACTACATTGCCAAGAGGATGAAGGAATTGACCAATGATAAGAAAATGAAGGTCCTAGAACGATTAATGGCCGACAAGGAAACCGTAAAGGGAACACCAAAGAGCCCGGTAAAATCAATTCAGGAACTTTCAAACCTAGGAGCCTTTAATAATACCAACTATACAGGCAAAATCGTTGGTAAAGTCAGTCCTTTAGTAGACAAAATAATAAAATCCAAGCTGGATATAGGCAAAATGGTAAAATCTTTGTCAATGGATAAGCAGGAGCTAACTAAGGTTAAAGTTTTGAACCATATTTTAGAGCAGACAAACCTTGCAAGAAGTGATGCAGAAAAATTAGCACAGATAGTGCTTGACAGGTTCGACGAACTCTCCGGGATAGCAAGAGAAAAGGCAGTAGGTTCTAAGCTAGACAAGATTAAATTCGTAGGTCCTAAGCCTAAAGTAGTTGCTAATCCAGTTAAATCAATCCAAGAGTTATCAAATCTAGGAGCCTTTAACAACAAAAACTACCTTGCAGAGGCTAGATACCAGCTAGGGATTGAATCAGGCAAGATGATAGCAGAAAAAATTGACCTAGGCAAGATGGTTCGCCTCCTATCACAAGAGGACCAGAACTTGACCAGAGAACGAATCATTAACTACATCCTCCAAAAGACAGACCTTAATGTAAAGGATGCCTCAATACTATCTAAGGTAGTAAAGGAACGGTTCGATGAACTAGCAGGCAACAAGAAGGAAACCATATTAAAGGGTATATTTGAACCTAAGAAACCTGCAAAGCAAACCAGCATGATTGAAAAGATAGTTGAACTTTCACATTTGGGAGCATTTGACCATGCAGATTATAAAGGCCTTATATCTGATAAATACGGAATACCTTCACTAACAGCGGATGATGCAAAATTCATAGCAAAGACAATGGAACGAGCCCAAGCCATGCCGGAAGGTAGAGCAAGGGATATTGAAGTGGCAAGAGCAGTAATGTTTATTGCAAACAAGTTGCCTAAGACTATGGAGGATAAAATCAAGAGCCTGCAGAGAATATCCATGTTGCTGAACCCTAAGACGATGCTGAGAAATGTATTCGGTAATGTGTTCATGGGTACTGCTGAAACCATAAAGGATGTTCCGGGAGCGTTAGTTGATAAGGCAATCAGTAAATATGGTGTACCGGGGATGCTAAAGCCAACAAGGGAGAGGACCACGCTAGAACCTTCACTTAATTCTTTAGCAACATCCGGCAAGGCCATTAAACAAGGCTTTAAAAATGTAACAGAAGATAGAAAACTAGGGATTGACACTTCTCCGGGCAGAGGTCAGTATGAAATTCCAATGGGTAAAGTTTTCAATGAGGACAAGGTAGGCGGCAAGCTATTAAATAAGTTGGACAGTATGACTAAGTATGGCCTGCAGTATGGTGATTCGCCATTTTATAATGCAGCATACAAGGAATACCTGAGACAACAGATGAAGATAGCTAAGGTAACCCATCCGACAGATGCTATGATTAAAAAAGCCCACGCAATAGCCGAGGAAAGGACCTTCCAGAACATAACAGAAATATCAAAAGGTTTTGAGGGCCTAAGAAAGTCAATGAATAGAATAGGTTCTAAAGTTGCAGGAAATGAAAATTTTGGTCTAGGAAATATAGTTGTTCCATTTATCAAGACACCAGCCAACATTCTTGACAAGGCCATTGACTATTCGCCAGTATCAGCAATAAAGGCCATTAATATGCTCAGGACAGCCAAGAACACCGGAACATTTGACCAGAAACACTTCTGCGACACCGTAGGCCGAGGCGTTACAGGTACAGCGGCCATATTGCTAGGCTATCATTTAGCTAGTAAAGGATGGTTAGTGGGCCACGCAGATACCAATACGAATGTAGCGGCTCTCGATAAATCAACAGGGAAAAGCCCTTATTCGTTCCATGTGGGAGATATGTACTACACATTTGACTGGGCTCAGCCAATGTCATTACCGTTTGCAATCGGAGCGGATGTATTTCAGAACGGACACACCAAGCAGCAGGCCATGAATATAGTTGTTCAGGCGGTCCAATCAGGCGGCCAGACATTATTAAACCAGACTGTCTTTGCAGGAATAACTAAGTTTATGAGCGGCTATGACCTATCAAGCAATATAGCAAGCACAGTAGCAGGATTCCCTACACAGTTTGCTCCAACCTTCCTGAAACAGATAGCTCAATTAACGGACACAACTCAGAGAAGTAGCTATGAGGACAATGTAGGAGCATCAACGCTTAATACAATCAAGGCGAAACTTCCG